ATGGTTAGGGCTTCGGCAGCCTTATTCCATGCGAATAGCGCATCGGCACCAAACGACCCCGAGTCATTGAATTGGATTTGGGTGTTAGAACCACCAGGATTGGTCGTGCCACCTGTGACCTGAGACCAACCACCGCCAGAGTTGGGAAAGTAGTCACCCGATGAAACTTGGGCGGCTGTAGGCTTGGTTAGCGAGAATGTAACGGTCGAATTGGCAAGGGTAAAGGCGATGGAATTGACAGTTGCGTTGACGGTAGAGTTACCGAACAACATCTTATCAATCATGTTGCTGGAGTTCGTGACGACCGCCTGATTGGCAGTCAGAACACCAGGAACACGCTTGCCACCGATTGCAATGATAGCACCATTCGAACCGATGTAAAAAACGTCACCATTGGCCGAATAGGCTGGTTCGCCATTGGCCAATGATGCGGGAATTGCGGTGTTTAAGCTTCGCTTAAGTAGAATGGTAGACAATTAGTGAATCCTATTTCGGAGTTAGAAGGTTCCGCCGTCGATATCACTCGCATCTGCATTGCTTCCATCAAAAATTATCTCATTCTTTACTATCTTCGGACTGGTGATCTTGATATTTAGGTTTTTGGGTTTCCCAACTTTGACGTGCTTCTGGCGCGGCTCATTGATTTTAATACGTGGATTAGCCACGGGTCACCTGCGGAGTTAGAGTAATCTGCCCCTCCATGATGCGATGCACTGTATTCGATACCACATCCGTCAATTCCACATCATAGAAGTATCGGCCAGCTACAATGTTTGAGGAAACACTAGCGGCAAGGGATAAGGTCAGAACCGAGTCGGCAACGGTACACACAAACGAATAGGCGTTCGATGACGTGTAGTTCTTACGCATCATCGCCTGGGCAGTGTATTCGGTTTGATCGGGGTCGCCGTTATCGTCAAAAAGATCGATATCAATGGCAAAATCTGAACCTTGATCAATGATTAAATCGAAGCGTTGTGACATTAAGCCCCCAGATGCGTGCGCGCCATCGATACCGTTGCATTGGCGACGGTCGGGGTAAACTGAATGATGACGTGAGTTGAGTTAGTCAGAGCCGAGAAACTACCTAAGTCTTGATCGGAATAAATTTCACCGTATTCCGTCATGAAGGCATTGACACCGTTATGCGTACACAAAAGTTTGGTCACCATGCCTGTGCCGTTGGCGTTGTCCTTACATGAAAATAGATATTCAACCCCTCGAAACGTCGCCATGGCAAAGCTATCAACGTTTTGCGCCGTCGTGCCTGTTGTAATCGCATTGGCAAAACGAAACTTGTCATTGAAGAAAGTATTGGAAACCGAGTCACCAATCGCTGCCGTGAAGATGCCCGAGCTATTTTGCACCGTGAACGCCGTGGTGTTTATCGTGGCATTGACGGTTGAGTTGCCAACCGAAACAAGGTTGGTTGTGATCGAGACGTTGCCGACCGTTACACTGTTGGACACCACACTGTTGGAATTGAGAAGCGTAATGCCGCCAGTCGTGGCATTGACAGTCGTGGCATTGACCGCCGTCGTTAAAATCTTAGACGAGTTGGCAAAAGTGAAGACCGAGCTATTGCCGATATTCAAGACACTGGTGTTGGCCACAAAGTTCGCGCCGATGCTCAGAGACGTGGTCGCGGTGATGTAACCCGTAACATTGACGTTCGAACCAATCGCGAGGTTGTCCGAACTCTGTACGTTGCCGCCTCGGAGCCCCGCCGTCGCAAGTGTGTTGGCGAAAAGAATGCCCGACATATACGCGTTGCCAGAGGTGACGGCACCGTTGGCATTGTTATTGGCCGTGACGATTTCTGTTGCCAGAGCATTGATTAGGGCGTTCGTTTTGTCTAACCAGACTTGAAATGTATCGGTGGTTGCGACAGTCGTGAGTGACTTAGCCATTTATCTTGTTTATTACCTGCAACAGTAGCGATTTGATTTCTGTGATATCAGTTTCCAACTTTTCAACTTTCGCAGTAAGTTCGTTGTTAGACAAAATTTTCGAACGTTGGGCCAAGTAAATCTGATAGTCACCTACATCTTTATTTATGACCATTCCTGTTTTCTGATCTTTCACATAACCAGGAATGTTTGTCTTGACGATCATTATGCACTCACAGCCACGGCGCGAATATCATCGATCTTAGGAACTAAGATATCGTTGTTGGATAGGAACACGATCTTAAACTGCATAGTGTCGTAGGTCTCTACCTTGCTTTCGTCATCGGTGAAGTAAGCCATGACGTTGGCTTCCATGACTGCGTTGAAGGCTTGTTTCGGGAAGTCCACCTTGGCGATTTGCAACCCTACCCCAACCACACCGAGGTTCGCCGTAGGAGCCTGGAGAGTCAGGAAGGTGTTGTTGGTGACGTTGTTGACCACACCGACGAAGAAGCTATTTTGACTGAACAACGGATTGGTTATAACAACCAAGTCGCCATTCGCCAGATCGGTTGTGAACGTCGTACCCGCACCTGCAATTTGTAGGTTTGAGGAGTCGGTAACTGTGACCGAACCGCTGATAACGTGGTTGTTTGGGCAATTGCTGAAGTTATAAGTCAACTCAACATAATCGGTGTCGTCAATCGCAGACGAATAGACGCCGATGCCGTCAACCTGTTCAAGTAGTGTCCAATCCTTATCATCGAAGGCATCATTATCCTTCGAGGTGTTTTGCACACGCGCATAGACTTTCAAGTCGGTGCCCGCTGGACGATATGCCGTCACATAGAACAGAAGGTCTTCGGCAAACTGATCCGTGTTGAGATTGACCTTGGTCGTAACGTGCTTGGCGTAGGCATTGCCGTAGTTGGTGTTCTCAAGCGTATAGTCATTGTTGATGACATACTTTGAGTAGTGCGAACGGGCAATTTCAGGTTCGATGAACGGACACATGTAGTCATTGTTGGACGATACGTCGAACAAATACACCGCCGCGTTCGAATAACTCTTGCCGATGACTGCCGAGTTGGCGATTGCCCCGTTGGCAAAAACTGTGACCATTTGATTGGAACGGGAAGGCATACATGTGGCCACCACATCATCATCACCAATCGCCGTGGCCTTGAAGATTTTCACAGGAATGTCGGTGACCGAGGGGTTCTCATAAACGAGGGTTGCCCGTCCCGAGGCATTGTTGGCATCGGGCGTCGAGTAGAACAACCCGCGATGTGTGACTGTAAAGGCTGTGCCGAGTGGATTGTTGACTGTGATTTCAGGCTTGATACGGCTGGCCAACAAATCTGTGCAGACGACATTGGCAAAAACCACGGAAGGTTCTTGGTCGCAATATAGGTATGAGCCAATTGTGAAACTGATATTTGCGCCTGTACCCGACGATGACCCACCAGTCGAGTTTGCATAGACGACATTCGCGCCAACGAGTCGGGTAGGATACGTGAAACCGCAGCCTGCATTGGCGACGAAGGTGTTGGTGATGCCGCCTGTTGAGTTCGTTGTCAGAAGAAGCTTGGCCGCGAAGCCGCCCTTGATGGTTGTCGTGCTTTCGAAACCTGTGATGGTGACCGTATCACCATTGGAATAACCCGAGCCACCTGCATTGATTGTGGTGCCCGTGATATAATTATTGACAAATCGCAGTGTCGAGTTGGCATTAGACCGAGTCAGAACAAGGATGTTTTGATCTTGGCCTTGAATATAGGTGTCCGACAAACCTGCCAAACGTCCAACGGGAGCCTTATAGAATTTCGCGACAGCATTGGCGACAGACGGCGGATGGTCTATAATGACTTGGGTATTGGATTGAACACCCACGACTTGGCGCACGTCCACAAATGCGCCGTGATCGATGACGATGTATTCGGGTTGCCCAAGTTGATAGATGGTATGGAAGCCGTTGGCGTTATTGAACGTCGTCGAATTGGAAAACGTGTAATTTCCATTGGCCGTCACCAGCAATGATGACGTGTTACAACTAATGGTGATCGGCGTCTTTTGGGATGCAGGGTAATACGGCTGTGGTTGATAGACCAAATCACCCGCAACAATGCGGCTGAATGTCGAGTGAACCACGTCGATTTGGAAATATTCTTGGGTCTCGGCTGGAGCTGTGATTTGAACCACATTTCCCGCAAGCTTGACAGGCGGGAAGTCGTCCTGGAAACGGTTGGCAAAACGCGGGTCAGCCTGGATCGAACTGTTGGACGAAACAGGAAACCCACTGTGGAAGTAGCGGGCGACATAGACATTAAACTTCAAATCAACATCGGAAATCGGTTTCCAGTTGGCGCTTAGGTAAGAACCATCGGGAGTCAGTGTTGGTAGGTTGGCGTTGGTGTTTGTTGAAGTTGTGGCGTTGGTATTGGCGCTTGCCGTTGGCGTCGTGACGTTGATGTTGACGTTTGGCGGCCCAACATAATCGAATAGATTGCCGACATACTTCGATGACGCACCTGGAGACTTGGTCGTGGTGCCGATCAAGTTATCGTTTTGACGCGAATACCAAAGCACAAAGTCTTCGGTGCCGTCATACTTGATGGCAATGCCATACTCAAAACCTGTGAGAAGTTGCACAGGATTGTTGAACTTGAAAATAGTTTCCACCGAGGCGTCGGAAGTCGCGGTGATTTGCCCGTATTCCAGACGTGCGATTTCAAAGCGCGGCGAGAAACGCGCGCCATGTTCGGTCGGTTCGGGCGGGCGGATGGTGCCCTGTTGTTGAATTTGAGGAATGCCTTGCACGCACGGAACAAGCGATACCTCCACACCAGGATTGACGATGCCAGATTTGTTATTGATGGCATTCGGTTTGGCGCGGAAGTATAGACCAATCTGCGTTATGCTCGCTTCAGAAGCACTTTTGACAGCGGCTGGATCAAGGAAAAATGTTTGTATATATTTGAACAAAAATTAGGTAGCCTTTTTTATGCTTTGCAGATATTCGTCGTATGCTTTCTTTGAAACGGGGAGTCCGTTGACCATGTAGCAGTCGGCTCGAAAGGAAGTCGCAATGTCTTTTTTAGACACTTGCTTATGAACTTCAGCCTTCAAGTCAAAAACATCCCCCCACTTCTCAAGTAGTTCTTTGCGTTTGGTATCATTCATATTTTAAGTGCTTTCGTCTATTTAGTTCTTTGGCTGCCAATGTGTGTTTCTTTCCATAGAATGGATTTTTCTCACCTCGCGTATCTCTACTCAAACTCTTTGGGTCTTGTAGAGCACGTTTCGCTTTAATTTTAGCAATGGCTTCGGGAGTGTGTTTTCTTCCCTTATTCCAGTGCGCCCAATTTAGATCATTCTTTTGACGTTCAGAACATCTTTGGCCTATGGACCTACGACTTTCTGATATCGCTGCCCAATGCCATGCTTTATTATTTGCATTGTAATATTTTCTCCCCAATTCATGATCTTTAATTTTACGCAACCAAATTGTTTCCCATAATATAAGGTCTTTGTATTCAATACTTTCAAATCGCATCAAAATACGCCGCTTAAAATCAATAGGTCGTCGGCGGTATGCGTCTCTCATTCTATTTGAGGAACAAATATATCCATCGTTTTCACTTCCGAAATGAGAACCTATGTAATACATTTTTCTCAGGCGATCCCGCCAAATATAGATAAAACCGTTTCGTTTCTGTGCCTTCAATTTAATAACTCCAATATTAACTACTGGAGTTATTTAGACAACTTCTACAGGGTATCTTGCGAGTGCGTTACGGATATCCCGCTGGTGTTGTTGGAATGGTTGAACCAGGGAGACGTTGGGCAATCAGCTTGGTCGCAACCGAGTTTTGAGCCGAAACTGTGATTGTCGAGTAACCCGAGCTACCCCATGATGTTTGGTTGCGCGCGTTGTAAACCGATTTTGCCCAATCACCGCCTGCGTTTTGGTCAAACAATGACGGTTGGTTCGCCCATTGAGCTAATGGGTTGAGTGCGGCTTTCTTCGGGTTTTCCTGGGCAATCGCCGCCGCAGTCTTAGGCAGATTCATCGGCAGATAGAACGCGATGTACATCTTGCCTGAGGCATCTGTCACAAGCGGTTGCCCGACTTTGTTGATGATGGCGATCAAGGCATCGGAGAAGGCCACGTCAACACCACTGCCGAGTGCGACACCTGTTGCCCACGGAATGGTTTCACACCATGCCGAGTAGTCAACGCCGTCCAGGTAGAACTTGTGGGCAGTAAGCGGTTTCAGACCGACGACTTGGAAGGTGATTTCGGCAACCTGGATATGGTTGATCGCGAAACTCTTAGAGCATGACCAGCCCTGGAACGCCTTGGTGATGTTGATCGTACCGACGTAAGGCACAATCGCAGGTGCCGCCGTCAAGTTAGTGATGACATTGGTGATCACGCACGGATCAACAGTTGTTGCCGTCGTTGCGGGGTTAGTCAAAGGATATTCGACAAGGTACTGCCATGAGTCTGCCGCCGACGATTGCGCCGTGACTGTGTAAGTCTGTCCGCGCGAGGCGTCATGAACGAATTGTAGCTTACCCACCTTATTGACGTAATCGCCGTTGCGGGTAAAGTTGGTTATTGTTGCTGGCAGTTGGAAGCCCGTCTTGTTGCCTGATTGACCAAGATAGGCTTGATCAGCCTGAGTCAAATTGGTGACAAGGTTGGCGCTGGCGTTTGTCGAAGCAATCAGCGTGTTGCCGAGATAGACCGAATACTTCGTAAAGTTCGGACCATTGTTGAAGTAGACCGTGGCCGTACCCGACTTCGCACCGAACGTAACTATAGCAGGTTCAGGCTTTTGTTGGTTCGGATTGCTGAAGTTATTGAAGGCCGCCGTGAAGTAGCCATTCGTCGCCGCGACCACAACATTGACGGTCTTCGGCACGCATTCAACATTCGAACTTGAATTGGTCGCGTAGGTTTGCGAGATAATAGACTCGTCAACATAGGCGAGGTTATCCAACACATGGTCCATACTCCACATCATTTTGGGCGGTGTGACGCGGTTGGTTGCCTTTTGAACAAGTCCTGTAGGTGACAGAAGCTTGTTGTTCGGGTCAACAACGTCCGAGTTCGCCCAATTTTGTGTAGACAGCGGTGACTTTGAGATACCCCAAGGCTGTGTGCCTTCAGTTTCGTAAGAGGCCGCATATTGTGGATTGGTGATATCACCATAGTTCATTGTCGAGAAATCATCAGCAAAGAAACCGAATTTGAAACGGTTCAGTGTGCCATCGATTGACGACGGAATGATCTTGTTGGTGATCGAGGTTTCAAGAATGGACAGTGATTGGTAGTATTCCAAGTCCTTAATACGACGTTCAAGGTTTGCAATGTCTTCGTTGGTGTAGACCATCGGTTGCGACAACTGGAATTCGTAAGACGACAGAATAGGCGCAATCAGATGCGCCCCTGCCCGCAAGCCCGCGAAGCGTTCATTGGCAATGCCCGACGCCAGGATATCCATGATGTTCTTTGACAGCGTATTGGTGATGTTCGGATACGCTGGAACATTGATGGTTTGAAGAAGGAGTGTTTCCTTAGGATGGTTGGCGGGGAAACGCTTGCGCGGATCAACATCAGCCACACCCTTAAGCACATAAATTTCGCCCGTATCGCCTGCGATGAACACGCTATCCACGCGACCGAGATATTGGGTCATGGTTGTGGTCATCGTGGCATCAGGCAACGGGAACTTTTTATCGTTCGACGGCGATGCTGTGTTGCCAAAGCTCAAGACATAAGCGGGATTGACGGGAGCCGTGGTAGGATCGCTGGTTGGCGTCACTGTGTTGGCGACGGCAGGACGGAAGTCAACTGCCTTCAGCAAATCCCAATAGACACCCGCCTTCGTATAGACTTCGGGAACTTCGTATGAAGTCACGGCCGAACCGAGGTTGGCAAATGGCGTTGCGTCTACCGTGGCGATTTGTGCCGAATTTGAGGTTCCAAGGTAGGAAACTGTATCGAAATATCCATCATCGGCGCGCGTAAGATAATCAAACTCCACCAGCAAATAGTCAGTGTTGCTTAGGGATGTTTGTTTACGCGGGTTCATCATCAGGTATGAAAGATCAAGATAATCTTCATTCTGATTGGTATCGATGTAGAAGCTCGATGAAATGTTAGTGGAGCTTGTGTTGACCGTCGAATTGCCGAGAAACACGCCGCGCATTCTGAGAACATCAGAGACACCAAGGCACCATGGGCCTGCAACACCACCTGCATTGTTAGCCAAGCAAATCTTGACGAACTGTGTGCGGTTGGCGGTCTTCGACGTTGAATTGACGTTGGTGCGCTTGATGTTGACGCCCACGGCAGTGTTGGTTGACGTGGCGCCCGCCAGCGTTAAGGCGACCCCATTGGCATGAGCCAAAGTCAGCTTCAGGACGTTATTGTTGGCGTCCACATTGGCGGATAGGCCCGCCCGCACCCCGAACGGAATCGGCACGTATTGAGGGAAGACGCGCTTAAAGTTACAGGATGTGTTGGCGAACGACAGGTTGCTATCAACCACGATGCGGGTTGAGTTGACAATCTGCACAACCTTTTTGATGGTGTTGGCAGTGGCGTTGGCAAAGATGTTGACCCAATCGCCTACGGCCAAGGCACTAAAGAAATCGGTGCCCGAACCATCAACATTGGCGCTTGTGGAACTAACCGAGACCGTGCCTTCGATATTTGAGTATTGATATAGGGTGTTGGCAATCGGAACGACATACAAATCCTTCATCTGACCAGATGATAGGTTGCCAGCATAGGGGAAGAATTCGTTGGGATTGGCCGCAATCGACTTAGTCAGAATACCGTTGTTGCCAAAGTTGGTTGTTTGGTCAATGGTGCGGTAAGTGTAAGTTGAGTTCGCCGTAGACTTGACGGATTCGGCACCCGCTGGAAAAATCAGACCGACAATGTTCGTGTCACCCAAAACCGCGACATTACCAGCGTTGGTTTGGGTTGGAATTACGTCAGCAATACCCTTGGCCAGCGAACCATTGTAGTAGATCGATTGAACGTTGCTGAACGAACGGCCCGCATTCATGTTGATGTTGAACAGATACAAGCGGTAGGTTGCGGCGGGATCACCAGGAATACCGTTTTCGAGGACCATCGAACGGATGCGCGCGGACCCAAGCTTGGTGCCTTGCGGAGTTGTGTTGCTTGTGGCCACCAAATCAGCATTGGACAGGAAGTTCTTAGGTGACGAATATAGATCGATGCTATCACCCGTCGAGAACTGGAATACACCCGCACAGTCATTGACGCGAATGTAGTTGCCGAGATTTAGACTGATGGTGTTGTTTGAGGTTTGAGTATCAAGCCCCTTGTCCACATCGATGTAATAGTTCGACAGGGTTTGGATTGGATAGCCCGAGATATAGGCTTGTCCAGGGTCCACAACCGCCGTGTAGAACAGGGAGTCGTTGTTTGAATTGGCTGTGTATGTGGTTGCGACTTGGAACGTATCGACGACGAAGTTGCCACTTTGGTCGAACGTTCTTTGAGCCATTTGGTCGCCCAAATCGCTGTATTGAGTGTTTTTATTTTGACGGAACGGATTGCCTTCTGACCATTCAACCAGGATGTTGAAGTCAGTATTGGCGCGGGCGACTTCCGAGGCCAGAAGCGTTAACTTCGGCGTCATCTTTAGGCGGTCGGCACCAGGAGCAGTGTAATTCTTGGTTGTGAGGGCATTGTCGAATAGGGTGTCGTCTTCGTTGGCGTTGACAATCGTTTCGACCGTCGAGAAGCCGACCACGACGTTATTCGGACTTTGGCTATACTTATCGACAATGATAGTCTGACCAGTCACACGAAGCATGTAACCGTTTTGGTAGATAATGCCGTCACCGATTTGGAAGGCATAGCCCGAGCCTGCGGCATTGGCCACGGCAGCCACCTTGAACTTGATGTAGTAGTTTTGGGCGACAAGGTTGAGGGAGTTGATGCCTGTTAGGTTATTAACTGAACGAACCGAAACGGTCGGCGGATACAGATAGCCGTTACCGCGATCAAAGACGGGAGCCGACGTGATTTTACCGATACCGTTGGTGATGATGCCCGCTTCAAGTCCCGTACCAAACGATTGGACAACGAAGCCTGAAATCGAGTTGGACGGGTTGGAAATGGAATCGAGAGCATTGATTGTCCAGGCCGCCGAATTGACGGAACCGTTTGCCAAGTCGGCATTGCGAGGCGCAAGAGTCAACAGAACCTGATTGGCCGAGGCATAGGTTGTATAGTCGGCAGTCAGAACCTTGACGTTGGCATCACCTTGCGTGATGTAGTCGTTATTGGCAATCGTGCCCGTATCGAGAGACACCAGGATCGCGGGTAGGACGACGACGGTATCATTGTTGGAAAAGCCCGAGGAACCCGCAACAATATCGATATCGAAGACGGCGTTTTGGGCATCATAGGCAGTCAATGTATCATCGGCGGCATAGGTCGTCATTGCGCCTGTGTTGCCTGAGTTGGTGTACGCCAGATACAGTGTCTTAAGGTCGGGGTTGGTAGCTTCGAAACCGTCTTCCGAGTTAATGACAAACGCCTGAAGGTTGGCGGAACTGACAAGTTTCAGACCGACAAGCAATGACGGATCGATGGTTAGACCATTAACATCCGAGTCCAGAATTTTGATATAAGGATAGTCGTTATGGAATGTGAAGTTACAGCCATTGATGATTGTGCCGCGCTTGAAAATGTTGTCGGCAAATCGTTCAATCTGTGTTTGGGTTAAATCTTGTAGCTGGTTAAGCTCACGAACCTGAACGGATTGTCCAGGTCGCCAGATCATACGATAGAAATCCTTGGCAGGATCATAATCGTCAAAGTAAGGGCTTACATTGAGGTTTGTGCTTAACGGCAAAAAAGTGTATCCTTAGAAATCGAATATAATTTGTAGGGTTTCGCTGGTGTTGGCGCTTCGGGTAACTCTATCGATGTTTTCAATGAAGATCACTTCACCAGAATTAAACTCGATTTCAGGTCCATAGCGGGCTGACACCAAAAACGAGGCGGCAGAGTTTGCACCCGTGATAGTATCGCCACTATTTATGATGCCTATTTGGTTTGAAACATACATGGCGGTCTCGGTATTGGAGACGACAACCGAATGCAGCAACGCGGTAGCCCCGTGAGTCGTGGTGACAGTTTCGTTTTCATCGAAGCTTCCACTCTCAACAGTTCCTGAATATTTCTGTAATCCAATAAACGTATTGAAGCCTTTGGAAATACCGCTGCGTTGAACGTCGGTGACCGACATTTTAGCGCCTGAGTTGGTGCCGATGACCAAATCATCGGTTGCAAAAATGCCGTAGACGTTGGCCAGTTGGATCGCCACGCCGTTGGTGAAGTAGCAGGTTCCATAGGCAGTCGGATTGGCGAAGTAGACGGTCGCCGCAGTGCTATCGAAAAAGCCGTTGGTTGTGAGTTGAATCGTTGTTGAGTTCACCACACTGTTGACGGTCGCCAACTGGAAACCAGTGACGTTATCGATGAAAAGTTGATCGCCTTCCTGAATGTTATTGTTGTAGGGATCGAGCGCAATCGTGATGGCGTTCGACGTTGTATTAATCGTGGCGTTGGTCGCGATCAAGGATGGCGACACCTTGTAGACGGTTTCACCTGGAGAGAACGCGCCGACAGAGTTGGCAAGCGACAGCGACACGTTGGCGAATAGAGGGTCCTTAAGAATTCCAAGTTGACGGAAGCCATTGTTGGCCAGAATGGTGTCGCTTTCGGTGTTGGAAAACTTCAACGAAAGCTCAAGTTTGTTGGCCAGCAATTCATCCTGAGGCCAGAATCCATGGCCCCCCGATGGTGAAAAAATGACCTTAAGTTCGGCGTTGGATTGGACACCAACTGCAACATTGGCAACCACATTCGCGATGGCATAATAGGTGTAGCCCGCCCCTCTATCGAACATTTCAACGCGATAGATGGAGTTTGATGCTGTAGCATTCACCAGGGCTCGGGCACGCGCCACGGTCGTTTCACGTCCCGTGCCTGTGATCTTGACTTCGGGCGTTATGTCATAGGTCGTGCCGTTTTCGGGAGTTGTATCAAATGGCGATTGCAGCGTAATGTACTTGCCAGTGGTATTGCTGACATAATCCACAACTGTGCGATACTGCCCCGATCCTGTGCCCGTTGTCAGGTAGATAATGCAGCCCGAATAGAATGAGTTGGAGTTTTTTCCGTCGCTGGAAATACCATAAATCGAGGCATTACCACCAACACGGATATCGGGGACCGCAAAGGCTCCTGAGATATAGTTGTCGTATTTTCGCCCCGCGCCTTCAACTTTGACAACATCGATGACCCCCGCCACAGCGGTATCTGACACTGTGTTATTGGCAATGACAGGAATATATTTCGACGTAGAGAACGACACGTCATCGGCACTGGAGAAGGAATACATGTATTTCCAGGCATAACCATCCGAGGTGCGATAGAACAGGGTGTTCGCGCCGCTGATGTGAGAAAATGTAGGTTGTGCCGTTGATGGATTGCCCAAATTATTATCAAGGCATTTGTAGACGTGAATGAAACTACCTTCAGACACCGAGACATAAAACACCTTGTCCAAAAGCTCTACATCATGTTCGTACATATCGTACACATCGCCTGAGTGCCATGTGTTTTTGTTGATCACCATGTTGAAATCGGTGTTCGAAATGCGTTTGCCCTGGATCAAGTCACGATACAGATTGATTTGAGTTGATTGAATCGTATCGTTGGCGTCAGGCACCGCATTATTCGCATTTTCGGTGTGGTTCGACATGAACACATAGTAGGTGGAGTTCGATACTTCGTTGACCGATTCGATCAACTGGCGAGCTACGTGTGTCTTGAAATTATTCGTTAGGAGTCTTGTAGACATTATGATCCAGAAGAAATGAGTGTCGTTTCAGTATTTAGAGTGGCAGGTATCTCCGATTGGTTGACAAACGCACCGAAGTATTTCGTGCCTGCGACGTGCAACAGTTGTTTCAACATGTCTTCATACTTTACGAGCATCAGCGATGAACGGACTTCGTATGAGAAGTCCTGATAGTACAGACCGTCGAATAGCTTCTTTTGATCGGACAGGAAGCCGCCCATTTCCTTGTAATGACCCTTGGAAAATCCGCATGAACCGAGACGTGCTACGGCCGCCCCAGGTTCCAAGCCTTCCTTTTGCATGACGACTTGTTCGCCTTCATGAAAACCAAATCCCGTGTCAACAATCTTGACCCCCGTCATCGCCCCGACCGAAGTCTGAGTGTTGGCGGTCAAATCAAAGTTGGCCCCCATGAACCCGAACGTGCCGTCTGAAGTGTCGGCCTGAATAGAGATAATGTTAGCTTGGCCGCCCGATTGATCCCCAACCAAAATGGTTGTGGCATTGACGGTAGGAATGAAAATATTGTTGGCATTGAAGCGGAAGTTATCGACCGTGATAAAATTCCCGTTTGAGGCGACGACGCCACCGCGCGAATTGACACTCTCTTGGGTGACAAGTTCACCAATGAAGAATGGATTTTGATCAAGTTCGATATTAAGCCGTCCATAGTGTTCGAATGGAAAGGTTTTAGGTTCATACACTAGGGCAAACGGCGGAATATTGTAAAGCGCGCCTTTATTGATGTTGGTGATCTTTGACGGACGACCAATCGTGAAGGTATTTTGCGCCAACGAATTTCCAATCACTGACGACAGATTGGCGCTGGTGTTGGCAGGCAATCCATAGGCACCTGTGTTCAGCGCCATGTTCAGATAGGGGTCTAAAATATCTGTGTAGAGAACAACGTCTTCGCTGAAGTTTAGCGTGTTACTCAACTGGAATGATGCGCCCGAGCCTGAACCGATGGCGGAAACCGTCGCATTGGTTCCAATCACTGAACCAACAATAAAGTTGTTGGGCAAGCTGGTGAAACTGTTGTTGCCGTTGATGTACCCGAGATTAAGTGAAACTGTCTGAACCGTCGCCGTCGCCCCTGAAGTCGCGCCGACAATTGTGCCGCCGACAACAAACGATGAATGCACGTTCAACAGTGTCATCGAACCGTTCGAACCGATGCCGAACACATAGTTATTCAGAGTGGCATTGGTGCTTTTGACATTCGAGCCATTGACGATATTGAATTGATAGATTTCCTCACCGCGCACAAAAGAACCAACCAAGTTCGACGTGGTGATTGTCGAGTTCGATGAAAACCCAATGACATTGCCAGTGGCCGTCACATCAAGAAACGCATTGATGTTGGCACTCATGGCATTGGCATAGGAATAAAGCTGAGTTGAGTTTAGGTTTCCTGAATCGTAGCGACATAGCAGGGTTCCCGCCGTTGAGTTGGACTCGGTAACGGCAAGAATTGAACCTTGACCTTGCAACACATTGTTCGCGTTGTAAGTGTAGACGTTCGCGCCAACCGTCCAGGTATTGTTTGCTTGACGGTATGCGATATTGGCCAGTGGTTGAGAAATACCTTCGAATAAGTCGTAATATGTGACAGGATCACCTGCATTGACGTTGCTTAAGACCAGAACCTGTTCGGAAATGAAGACATTGGCATTGGCCGTGAAAGCATAACCCGAGTTGGCCACGCTGAAATTGACCAGCCCAACGATATCCGAAACGCTGGTGACGCGTCCAATTGCTTGTTCACCTTTATTCGATGAAATGTTGACTTCATCACCAACCTTATAGAGTTCCGACACGCCGTCGTCATTGATTTCAACGGTCGTCAAAGACCCAATCATGCGAGGAGATTGGTCAGGCGGAACACTCCCATCAGTCGCCGTGATGATTTCATTCGTTTCAAAGGTGCCGTTGATGGCCGATATGTAGAGAATATCGATGAACCGTCCCTTGATCGTGCGACGAATAAGGGATTCGGCAAAGGCTGTGGCCCCCGATGACAAGCCGACAATCTGTTTGTTGATGAACTTGTCGGTGTTATTATTCAATGAGACTTCAATGTAACGCGGAACGAACCACTCACCGTCCGACAACTTGAATACGTCATCGCCTGGATAGTAGAAGGTCGCGCCGACCCCGAAGACGATGCGAAACAAAAGGTCCAGGGCGCGTTCGGTGCCCTTGGCACGGTAGATATCGAGCGCGTGCTTGACCAGCATACGCGTCTTAGTTTGAGTTTCGAACTGAATACCTTGGAGGTATTTTTGTTTGAAATACAGAACAAAGTCATCGGTTGTCTTGTCGATATCGTCATAATCATAGAGACGGCGGATATGATAGTTGGCATTGCCTTTGCTGGCCAGCGTGCCGTATCCAAGTCCCGACCCTGAAATATCCGAGGCTGTAGTCAACACGAGGTTGGTGTTATCGATGACCGAGGATACTGTGTAATTGCGGTAGTCGCCGTCTTCGTCATAAATGGCAATACCATCACCTGCCACATAAACAGTGGTGAACTCGGTATCGGTTCCAACTACATTGGCAGATTTGGGCGAAATCGTCACCGAACCATGCAACACGGGCGTTGCAATTAACGTCTGTGTTTCAAGCCAACGATAGTATGCCTTGACAAACTCGATGAACATCGGTCCATCGGTTCTAAAAAACTCGGGAAAGTTATACTCAATTAAATTACTGACAGTTTTTTCTGTTACAGTATCAAAATCAATATTAGCCATTTATTCTTTTGAAACCTTTAACATAACCATCAGGTTGTGTTCCCGCTTGTCCGTAAAAACGCAATAAAGAAATAGGATCGTAATACCATGTTTTTCCTTTAGCCGATCCATATTTTTCAGAGCGCTCTGCGGCTGTTAAGGTAGAATTATATAATGGCACTCTAAGTTTTGCCTTTGCAGATATTATTGCTTTTGTTTGTTCGGTGTGAGTTTTTCCGATGCGACGTTTGTTTCCTTTAGCGGCATTGGAGATTTTTTCGCGAGCTTCGGCAGTGTGCTTTATACCTAATCTCCGTGTATGCCCTTTAGCGGCATTGGAGATTTTTCCGCGAGCTTCGGCAGTGTGAGTTTTTCCATACATCCAATTATTTTCACCACGACATAATTTTCGCGCCATGGTATAATTCAATGAACATCTACCAGTTTGATATTTGTTTGATGATTGCATTTTAGACAGAGCCGCGACCATACGCTTTTTATGTTTTGGAATAATAGCTTTTACTAAACAACAATGCGCCACATAATGTTCTTTCGCAGTAAGCAACACTTGCTTTTTTCCACCTAGGGATTTTGGAATTATATGATGCGATTCCAGATATACATCTGTTGATTTTTTTCTATTTTCTATTTTAGCTTTATCAATAATAGAAAAATACCACTTGCTATACTTATTGTCTTGAAACATGATTGCCTTAGTTTAGATTTATTTTATTAGCAACCATATTTATGTTACCTCCAGATTTCACATTTATATCTGATCCAGCATTAATGTTCAGTTGACCATCAGTGCCGACGTAGGCACTTGAGGCCCGCGCATTGAGCTTACCCATAACCGCCGCGGCCATATCGCCACCTGCGAATACACCCGCGTCGCCTGCCACTTCGATGTGAGCCCCGCCCGCCACCAGAAAACGTGTATGACCTGAGAACTTCACGTCGCCGCATTCGTCCACTGAGAACGTTGCGCCGCCCTTGCCGTAAGACTTGGAGTCCCCAACGGTATAATTGATTTGTTTGCCGTCTGCCGAAATCTCGGTGTACGTGCCCGAAGCGTGTTGAATGAATATGCGTTCGTGCCCAGGCGTGTTGTCAATCTGGACTTGATGCCCTGAGGGCCATTCGGTGACTTGGTTGTAAGGATACTCGGCGTTGTAGCTTGACTTATCGACGCGTTTGCTTGAGTTGCTATTATCGGGCATTAGGTTCCAGTGTTGTCAGCGGGGTTTTGCAGGATGATGCACGTTTGTTTTTGGGTCAT